ATGGTTCAAGTTAGACATACAGATTGAATTGCTGAAATTTGACAAGTTGACAGGTGACTACGCTAAGAAAATCACATACCGAGTAGTACCGTATTTGGTGCATCAAAGTATATTTGCTAATGCTACGTCAGCACCTGTGGGTTATGCTGAACTAATGAAAGATGTAGTTAAAGAATACCAGTACATCTATACGGGACAAAATGTTGATATTCTCAGTTTTAATATCGAAATTAATAATTTATTCTATGCAGGGGCTAATCCTAAACCAGAAGCAGAAGCTGCAAACACCGGCAACCAAGATCAAAAAGCAGCAGAAGTACGACCTTCTTCTACTAAAGCAGGTAAAGGTCAGGCCACAGAAGTGCAGTCAGCACAAACAGGACGGGCTAGACCTAAACGTGATCCTAGACTGCTGAAGGGATATAAAGGCGGAACGGAAAATAAAAGTGTAGAACAGAACGTAGCTGAAAATTTTCAAGATGCATTTATCAGCGGCAGTAGTGCAGACATGGTAACTATTAATCTTGAAGTTTTAGGCGATCCTTATTGGTTAGTAGATTCGGGTATGTCTAACTATTTCACAGGCGCACCAAGCCCAACTGCTCAGATTACCGACGACGGGACTATGAACTATGAAAGTGGCAACGTCTATATCTACATATCATTGCGAACTCCTGCAGATGTCAACACTTTAACAGGATTATATGACTTTTCAGTTGCAGGTAAAGAAAGCCCATTTGGCGGTATATATAGGATCGTCAGCTGCGAGAATCAATTCAATGACGGCAACTGGAAACAGAAACTAAAATGTATAAGAATGCCAGGCCCGCAAGGACCAGAAGTTAATGAAACTGTAACCGGAGACAAAGCATCTGTGGTAGACAAAGCATCCACTCCTGCTGTTGAAATAGGTGACAAAGAACCACCTAAAACATCTCCGATTGATAACAGCACCGCTACAAATGTAACCGGCACCAACGCAAATACAAATACCAGCACAGCTACCAACGGCCAACGAGCCACAACAACTACATCTAACCAACCCACTCGGGTGGTGGGATTTAGATATTACAGAGACTTAGGACAAAATTAATGGCAGAATTATCCAGATCGTCAGTCGACGGCGCAGACAGAAGTGGTGGGCTTACCACTGGCATTTATATCGCTAGAGTTATCAGCCATCTTGACCCATCTTTTATGGGATCAATTGAAGTTACTCTGCTAAAAGATCAAGCCAACGCTGCGGGAGATGACAGTCAGACTTTCATTGTAAAATACGCATCTCCGTTTTTCGGTTACACTCCATTTGAGTTTATGGGAAATAACGATGGAACAAAATCCACCATTGATGGATTCAGCGACACACAAAAATCATACGGTATGTGGTTTGTACCACCAGACGTAGGCGTCAACGTATTGGTGCTGTTTGTAAACGGCGATCCTGCAGCCGGCTATTGGTTTGCCTGTGTACCGGGTATTAATATTAATCACATGGTACCAGCTATCGCTGGCAGTACAGTAAACAGCCTAGATGCCGAAGATAAAAAACGATACGGAAACACCACCTTGCCGCTGCCAGTAGCAGAAGTCAACAAACGCATTAATGGTGAAACACAAGAAATTGATCCGGAAAAATATCCTAGAGTAGTACACCCCATAGCAGATCGATTCCTTGAACAAGGATTGTTAGAGGATGATGTTAGAGGATTCACAACTTCATCGCCAAGGCGAGAAGCTCCTAGCATGGTATTTGGTATCAGTACACCCGGTCCTCTTGATCGCAGAGCCAGTGCAAAAAAACAACAGATAGGCAAGGCAGACAGTGTAGCCACAGTGCCAGTGAGTAGACTAGGTGGCACACAGTTGGTTATGGATGACGGCAATGATAGATTCCACAGAGAAAAATCTGCTGCTGAAGGACCGGTAAAATATATCGATTTATTAGATCCTGCTAATCAACGAAAAGGCGACACAGGATCTCCAACGATTCCAGCCAGTGAATATTTTAGAGTTCGTACTAGAACTGGTCACCAGATCCTGATGCACAATTCAGAAGACTTGATCTACATAGCGAATGCTCGAGGCACAGCATGGATTGAACTTACCAGTAACGGCAAGATAGATATATTTGCTGAAGACAGCATCAGTGTACATACTCAACAGGATCTCAACATACGTGCTGCTCGAGATATAAATTTAGAAGCAGGCAGAAATATCAACATGAGAACCGAATCAGGCAAGTGGCATGTGGAAATAGCCACCGACATGGAGTTCTTAGTTAATGCCGATGCCAAACTCACAGTGGGTGCTAACCTTGATATATTAGTAGGAGCCAAGACCAAGATATCCACTAATAACGATTTAGACATTGCGTCCGGAGCAGAAACTAAGATTAGCTCTACTTCAGACATAAATCTTGGCAGTGGTGCTGAAGTTAAACTCAACGGTACTAAAATCAATTTCAATGGTCCGAATAACGCAGAAACTGCTGAGGCTGCTGATTTTGTGAAGCCATATGATCTCAGAGACAATCCAGCTACCAGCACAGCAGCCGGTTGGGACAAGCGGTACCAAGCCGGCATTGTGAAAAGCTTCATGAAGCGCATACCTATGCATGAACCCTGGGCATTACATGAGCATAGAGCACCTGACTTATTGACACCGGATAAAACGGATAGGAATACTTAATTATGGCCACAAGACTATACAATCAACAAACAGCAGCACAGCGTTCTGCTACAGTGACTCAGAATCAAGGGCAATTCACCTACAAAGGATTTAGCTCTAAAGAAGCGAATAAGAATTTTAAACTCTACGACATTAATCTTGTCAAGCAGGATTTGATCAATCATTTTTATATCCGCAAAGGTGAAAAGTTGGAAAACCCAGAATTTGGCACCGTGATCTGGGACATGTTGTTTGAGCCATTTACACCCGATGTAAAAGAAATTATAGCCAAGGATGTAGAAGCTATCATAAACTACGATCCTAGATTTGCAGTCACTGAAATTAACATAGACAGCACAGACCAGGGCATGCGTATACAGGCAGACTTAGTGTATATTCCGTTTAATATCACAGAACGTATGACCATGAACTTTGACAAAAACAATAGTGTAATTAACTAAGCAGTTTATTTTTAAGGGTAAATATTGGTATGACCACAACCAGCAGACAAAACAATCTCATACTAAATCAAGATTGGACTCGGATCTATCAGACGTTTAGAAACGCTGATTTCCGCAGCTACGACTTTGAAAACCTGCGAAGAGTTATTATCACATATCTTCGTGAAAACTATCCAGAAGACTTTAATGACTATATAGAATCGTCAGAGTATATGGCACTGATAGATGCTGTGGCATTTCTAGGTCAAAGTCTGGCATTCCGTATAGATCTTGCCAGCCGCGAAAATTTTATTGAATTAGCCGAGACTAAAGAAAGCGTATTACGTATCGCTCGCATGCTTAGTTACAATGCTAAACGTACAGTTGCAGCCAGCGGTTTATTGAAGTTTACAACAGTATCGACCACTGATACTATTATAGACAGCAACGGAAAAAATCTTGCACAACAGTTAATAACTTGGAACGACCCTACCAATGCCAACTGGTTAGAACAGTTTCTCACTGTATTAAATTCTGCCATGGCAGACAACACAGAATTTGGTCGTAGCCAAGGCTCTGCTACTATTCAGGGCATCCCTACAGAACAGTATAGATTTCGTACAGTGACCACTGATGTTCCGTTGTTCTCCTTTACCAAGACTGTGGCCAGCAGAGGCGTGAGCTTTGAGATAGTTAGCACCGCTTTTAAAAACAGCGAAAACATCTACGAAGAGCCACCTGTGCCCGGCAATCAAATGGGATTTATCTATAGAAACGATGGATCCGGTCCAGGCAGTGTTAACACAGGATTCTTTGTGCAGTTTAAACAAGGTACATTAGAATTAGCAGACTTCACAGTTGATGTGCCAACCACTAACGAAAAAATTGCTGTTGACGCAGGCAACATCAACAATGACGATGTATGGTTATTTTCTTTAAATTCATTAGGCGCCCAAATAGAAGAATGGACCAAAGTGTCATCACTGGTAGGTAACAATATTGCCTACAACAGTGTCACTCAAGACATACGTAACATCTATGCCATTAACACCAAAGAAAATGATAATATCGATCTTGTGTTTGCAGATGGCGTCTATGGCAATCTACCTCAAGGGGCTTTCAGGGTGTTTTATAGAACCAGCAATGGATTGTCGTACACCATATACCCTAATGAATTAAGAGGTATTAATATTTCTGTGTTGTACAGAAACAAAAATAATGTTGAGCACACACTGACTATAGGATTAGCTTTACAAAGCACTGTGGCAAATTCAGCTGCATCAGAAGATATAGATAACATTCGTGCCAACGCACCTGCGGTTTACTACACCCAGAATAGAATGATCACTGCAGAAGATTATAATCTAGCACCATTGTTAGGTTCGCAGAATATTGTAAAAATTAAAGCAGTGAATAGAACATCCAGCGGTATTAGTAGAAATTTTGACATCCTTGACGCCACCGGAAAGTACAGCAGTATAAATGTGTTCGGTGATGACGGCTACCTTTATAAACAACAAGACGAATCGATTCTGTCATTTAAATTTACCAGTAGAATAGACATTATTAATTTCATAAGGCGCAGAATAGAGCCGGTATTCACCGAAGCTGAAGTTTATAATTTTTATTTTACAAACTTTGATAAGATACTGTTTACAGATGTTAACACAACATGGCAATCAGTTACCACAGCCACCAGTACAGGCTATTTTAAAAATATCATAGATAATTCTCAACTTAGAGTGGGCAGTTATTCTACAAGTAACTTGAAATATGCGTTAGTTAATGCGGCCGTGAAGTTTGTTCCACCAACAGGTTACAGATTTAAAAAAGGCAAATTAGTAATAGCCAATGCTGCCGATGCTGAACAAACAGAATATATCTGGACAAAGATCGTCAAAGTTACAGGCGACGGTAGTTATGTTAAAGGTCTAGGTCCAATAACTCTCAACGAACCTGTTCCGACTGGCGCTATTGCTCAGCGTATAGTACCGAGATTTGTCAGCGATTTACCCGTAGCCCTAGAGACTGAAATTGTCAACCAAGTATTCGATAATCAAACTTTTGCACTTCGATATGAAATTACAGAATCTCAATGGAAATTGATAACGTCTAGCAATTTAAATCTCACAAATGATTTTACATTAGGCAAAGCCGGAGACACTACTAACACTAATATTGATAGTTCGTGGATAGTGGCGTTTGTAAAACAGCCCGACAGTTACACAGTTAGAATTAGAAAACAGTCTTATATTTTTGGAAGTGTGAACCAAAATCGATTCTATTTCGATAGCAACGAAAAACGCTACAACGATCAAGTAGGTGCAGTGGTTAAGGATCAAATTAAAGTGTTAGGAATCAACACTTCAAAAGATTTCATCACTCAATTAAAACAAGATGTGCCGTTTGAAGTCAGCGATACAATAAAATTTGATGATGGTTACGAAAGCACTACTGAAATTAAATTAAGTTTTAGAGATTCGGACGACGACGGGGTTATAGATAATCCAGAAGCATTTGAAAACATTGTTGGTCTAAATCAGGATTTAAATTTTTTATTCTTCCTATCATCAAACGACATATACGGAACAAAAATTCGTACTTTGATAGACAACTCAACAGATCTAATTCTAATTAGACCAAAAGAAGCAGGAATTGATTTTAATGACACTGTGACCTACCCCGATCAGCAGTTGATATATTTTTATGACTCTGCCGAAGATATAGTAAAACGAGTCGACCGCACTACTAACACATTGATTATCTCTAACGAGTACACAGCTACGATTGGTCGAAGAAATTTAAAATTCCAATATATTCACAACGCCAGCGTAGACAGAAGAATAGATCCGTCGACCAGTAATATCATTGACATCTATTTGTTGATCAGAAGTTACGACGAAAGTTATAGAACATATCTCACAGGTGGAACAGATATAGAACCCGTAGCACCTACCAGCGAAGCACTAAGGACTACCTTTGGCACAGCGTTAGCATCAATTAAAAGTATCAGTGATGATATCATATATCATCCTGTAAAATACAAAATTTTATTTGGCGCTAAAGCAGAGCCGCAGTTACAGGCAGTATTTAAAGTTGTAAAAAATCAAAGTCGGTCGATCAACGACAACGATCTCAAAGTTCGAGTAATTACTGCTATTAACAATTTCTTTGATATTAACAATTGGGACTTCGGTGATAGGTTCTATATGGGCGAATTGACCACATATATCTTAAACACTGTAGCACCGGATCTTGCCAACATAGTTATTGTGCCAAGACAACCTGCTCAATCATTTGGCAGTCTTTTTGAAATACAAAGCCGATCCGATGAAATATTAATCAGCGCAGCTACAGTAGATGATATAGAAATAGTTACTGCTATCACAGCATCTGAAGTAGGCGCAAGCATCAATTCTATGGTATCAACCACTTACTAATATGGCCAATAAATTTTTTCCTAACAGTCAATTACCTATCCGTAGATCAGTAGAACTGCTTCCGGTAATCTTTCAAACTCCCGCTAATGATAAATTTTTATCTGCAGTTGTTGATCCGTTAATTCAGCCCGGAGTATTAGACAAAGTTGTTGGATATATCGGTCGCAGATACGATAAAACTTTCAACGGCAAAGATGTTTATGTTGACACTGACGCTACATTGCGCAGCAGTTATCAACTGGAGCCCGGTGTAATATTTAAAAATCATGATAAGATAGAAAATTTCTATGACTATGTTGATGTTAAAAATCAATTGAAATTTTTCGGTAACACTATCGAACGTGATGACAAAGTTACTGGACAAACCCACTACACTTGGGACCCCCCAATAGACTGGGACAAGTTTATTAACTATAGAGAATACTACTGGGAACCGCTAGGCCCACGCAGTATTAGCATCGCGGGTCAAAGTGCAACAGTCAACAGCACATATAAAGTTGTGTTAGGAACTACTAAAAATTCGTTTGTATTCACTCCTGATGCATATACTAATAATCCCACGCTGACCCTATATCGAGGACAAACTTACAAATTTCGTGTAAATGCTCCAGGAGAAGGGTTAGTGCTTCGCACTAATTTTGATACAGGCAGTTTATTATTTCAGCCCACTAGAAGTTACCCACAAGGCAGTGTGGTAGTATATGATTCAAAATTATGGCGGGCTATACGAGATGTTACCAGTCTAGATGCAAGTTCAATCACTATAGACAGTGAAGATTGGCAATACATCGAACCAGCCAGTGCAGGTAATTCGTTAGATTACAACAAAGGAGTAATCAATAACGGAATTGAAAACGGCATATTGACTTTTGATGTACCGTACGATGCACCAGACACTTTGTATTACCAAGGTAAAATTACACCAGATGCGTTCGGCAGATTTATTATTGCAGACATAGAAGAAAACACTTTTGTCAATGTAGGCATTGATATCATTGGAAAAACTACATACACCAGCGGTAACGGAGTTGAATTCAGTAACGGAATGATTGTAGAATTTACAGGCAATGTTACTCCTGAAGCGTATGCGACTGATACATGGTTAGTAGAAGGAGTAGGCACAGCTATTACATTGACTAGATTCAGCGATCTAGCAGCACCGATACTTAGTTCAGCAGTCCCTGAAGTATTATTTGACAATGACGGATTTGATACACAGCCGTTTGATGATGCCACAGAATATGCCGCGTCAAAAGATTATATAACCATCGCAAGAGATAGTGCAGATAATAATCCGTGGAGCAGATACAATCGTTGGTTCCACAGATCTATTTTAGAAAAGGCATATCAGTTAAGAGGTCAAGATTTTCCAGCTAACGAAACAGCAAGAGCTAAACGACCGATCATAGAATTTCGTGCCGGCCTGCAACTGTTTAATCATGGAGTAATTGCTAAACAAAGTGTGGATTACATAGATACAGCGACCACTGATATTTTTTCTATCGTTGAGGGATCTAGAGGATATAACATAGACGGTGAATTTCTATTCGACGGTGCAAGGATATTAGTTGTAGCCGACCAAGATAATCTAGTCAATAATAAAATATACACAGTAGAGTTTATCACCCATAATAATTCTAAACAAATACATCTTAGAGAAAGTGATGACACAGAATCAATTCTTGGCCAGTGTGTCACAGTAAGACGAGGCAACGTAAACAAAGGACTGATGTTCCATTTTAACGGAACTGATTGGGTATCTAGCCAACCTAAAACTGCGGTAAATCAAGCACCACTGTTTGATGTCTTTGACGGAAACGAAATTAGTTTTGGCGATCATACAACTTATCCGGACTCGGAATTTATAGGTTCGAGTATATTAAGTTATAAGCCAGGCAATGCAAGAATTGATACAGAATTAGGCATTCAGATCAGTTATCTCAACATAGATAACATAGGCGATATTGAGTTTGATTATGATTGGGATGTTGACACATTTCGTTACACTATTAATAATCTACCAGTAGACAAAAAGATATCCACCGGGTTTTATAAATTAGGATCTAACTATGCCAATGGCTGGCAGCAATTGAATTCTAAATATCTACAACCTATAATAGATAACCAACTGGTAAGCACAGCTACTGATACTCTAACATTTACTACGATACAATGGGAAAGCCTGACCACCGATCCTGAAATAAATTTCTACTTGAATGGCACAAAATATACAGGTTCGTGGACAAGAAAATTAGGAACGTTTGTATTTGGTACAACATTTGCAGTTAACGATGTTGTAGTAATCAAACTCATCACAGATGTTGACCCAGATCAAGGTTACTATGAAATACCTGTTGGCTTAGAAAAAAATCCGTTTAACGCACCTATAAAATCGTTTACTTTAGGTGAGGCGGTTGATCACATAGCCAGCGCAATAGAATGGGACAAAGAATTTACAGGAAAATTACCCGGAGTAAGTAACCTACGAGATCTTGAAGATTATAGACTGTTTGCCAAACGATTTTTAAAACACAGCGGTAATACACCGCTGGCTGTGATGTCATTGTGTGATAAAACTCACAATATCGTCAAAGCAATCCAGCATGCAAAAAAAGAATATACAGATTTCAAAAACAATTTCCTGCAAAGAGCTACAGAAATTGATTATAATGATCAAACAATTGATTTTGTTGATGACATAATCAACAGCTTAACCTCAGTAAAAACAGCGCAAGACGCTTTTGCAGATTCAGACATGATCGGTGCAGGAGCCTACACTGCCTTGACAACAGTAGTAGAAGATACTGGTATCACTACATTTACATTGTCAGAAAGATTTGACTTGACAACTCTCAGCAGCCGAGCTGTGTATGTTTACAAAAACGGGTTACAACTTATAAACACTCAAGATTACGTGTTTAACTCTGCATTCAGTTTCATAACAATTACAGCGCCGTTAGCAGAAGGCGATGCAATTGAAATTAGAGAATATCTCAGCACTTCTACTAATTTTATCCCCCCTACACCTACGTCTATGGGGCTGTACAAAAAATATACCCCTATGAAATTTCTTGATGACACATACCAAGAACCGAGGTATGTTATACAAGGACACGACGGCAGTATCACTGCATCCTTTGGTGATTTTAGAGATGATCTATTGTTGGAACTAGAATTACGTATCTACAATAATATCAAACAAGAATATAATTCTGCAGTATTTGATATAGATCAAATATTAGCCGGTTATTACGGAGTAGGCGAATATTCTAAGAATCAGTTAGATATGATTGTGGTACAAGATTTTTTAAAATGGATTCAGAATACCAATATCAATTATACAACAAATGAGTATTTCGACAGCGAAAACTCATTTACCTATACGTATTCCAACATGTCAGACCCCACCAAAACTAAAAATATCCCTGGCTGGTGGAGAGGAGTGTATCAGCATTTCTATGACACTGATAGACCGCATCGCTGCCCTTGGGAGATGTTAGGGTTTAGTCAGCGACCTTCTTGGTGGCAGGCAGAATACGGGTCAGCACCGTATACCAGTAACAATTTAGTTTTATGGGAAGACCTTGAAGCTGGAATAATTCGACAAGGCGTTCGAGCTGGTAGATATGACAGATACAAGCGGCCCGGCCTTGTTTCACACATCCCTGTAGACGGCGACGGAAAGTTACTGAGTCCGCTGGATTCTAATCTTGCACAGGATTTTTCATTAATCAACAATCGCGGACCTTTTGTATTAGGGGATGTAAGTCCAGCAGAGTACGCATGGAGATCTAGTTCTGAATGGCCATATGCAATTGTTACTGCTATGTGTTTGATGAAACCATTCGAATATATCCCTGACAATTTTGATAGATCAAGAATCATAAAAAACAAATTAGACCAGTACATAAATTCTACCACAGGGTTGTTCGTGACTATTGCAGACATTGCACCCTTTGTGACAGATTCTACAGCAGTTGGATTGGTAAAATATCTAACCAGTTATACTACATCTCAAGGATTATCTAAGGATAGCCTGCAGGTTAAAATAGAAAAATTAGATGTGGCCTTGAGTTTTAGAATGAGCGGGTTTGTGGATCAACAACAGCAAAAATATTTGTTAGATTCGAAAAATCCTTCGGCAACTACTTCCAGTATCTTTATCCCTCCAGAAAATTACGATATTGTGTTTAACATTAGTAGTCCAGTATCTACAGTTAGTTACAGTGGTGTGAGATTAGAAAAAACATCAGGCGGCTGGATTGTAGCAGGGTATGACGATATTCATCCTTACTTTAACTATCATCCGGCTCAGGCCAGCAGTAAAGATCCCGTAATCTCCGTGGGTGGAGTCAGTGAAGCATTTACAGATTGGATAGAAGATAAGAATTATAACAACGGTACGTTAATAAGATATCAGAGTAATTTTTATCGAGCATTAAAAACTCACCGCAGCAGCGGAGACTTTGATCGAAGTGTTTGGCAAAAGTTAGGGAATGTGCCTAAGATAGGTGCAATTGAAGCGCAACGTAGACGAACATTCAACACCATTACTGTAAAACAAATCAGTTATGGAACACTGCTGACCAGCATACAGGAAGTGGTGGATCTGTTGTTAGGATATGAAAGCTATCTTAAAACACAAGGTATTGTATTTGATAGTTACGATCCCCAGAACGCCACCAGTCAGGATTGGCTCAGTGCTGCTAAAGAATTCATGTTTTGGTCTAAGCACAATTGGGACCTAGGTGCTATTATTGCCCTAAGCCCATCTGCACAAAAATTAAAAATTTCTATACCTGTAGGAACACCAGACAATCTGCTTGACGGTTTTTATGACTATCAGATTCTCAAGGGAGACGGAACTCCGCTGGCTCCAAGATTCCTTAACATTAATAGAAGTTTTCAATCCCTAGATATAGAAACCACAAATACCACTGACGGCATTTATTATGCAAGACTGCATTATGTAATAAAAGAACACGTTACTGTATTTGATGATCGCACAGTGTTCAATGACATAATCTATGACAAGCCTACTGGATATCGTCAAGGTCGTA